GTTAAATACTGTGCGTGGATTGTAAGTGGAGCGTAAAGATAGATTATCATCTACAAGTACACGGCGCATCATCTTGATGCCTTCAACAAAATCATTCTGATGAATTGCGGCACTTTGTTCGTTAGAACGGAAGCGCATCATGTACATCATCGCACCGTCAATCACAACGTGAATGAAGCGATCTGGAATAACGCAGACATCGTCAAATGTGCTCATTGATGTAGGGAATGTCCAGTACTTATATTCAATAACGTATGCATCATCTGGAGTTGGTGTGACACCAAACTTCTCTTCTTGTGTCTGATACACACGCAGTGGGACACCAATGCCTGATCCACTGTCACCTGTGTCATCACCGGGACGGTACGTATCTAAGTATTCAGCGTATGGTATTACAGCTAGCCGACGAGGCTGATTGCTCTTGTCAGCTAGTTGTTTAATGTAGAATGATTCCCAGTCTACAGATGACATGTCCGCTGGGAAATCATATGTTCCAGTTCCAGCAGTTAGTGTCTGTTCTTCAGTAGTTAATGTAAAAGGCCACTCCTGTGCAGATTGAATAATCTTACGGACAGAAGAGTTAACAGAGTCTTTGGCAAGAGCCTGTACATTACGAACTGTAGCAAAATCTGCTTGGTCAATAGTGACCTCATTCAGTCTGCGAAGCAATTCATTTGTAATGTCTAGATATGTAGCCATTTATATTAAACACCTTGGAGGAAAGAAAGGGGGCCGAAGCCCCCAGACTTAGTGTTGCTTAGATCTGATCTCGTGCAACTTCGTCTGCCTGACCCATGTCGTTAACGTCTACGACGATAGCGAATACACGAGCTTCGACAGCGGTTGGTGAGCCGTCTACGGTAGCAACTACCTGAAGAACGTCTTCAGCGGCAGTTACTGAGGTACCGTCTGCTCCGTAGAACTTAGTGTTGGCTGTAGCCGCATCCAAGTTCAAATCGTTAGCGATAACGGTAGTATCAGTCTCAAGCTGAAGGTCTACAGTGTAAGCAGTTACGTCTCCGGGTGCGCCTAGAATCTCTAGACCCGCTCCGATGACAACTGTGCCTGCTGGTACAGTGATTGCATCTGCTGTTCCAGCGTTAGCTACAGGAAGTGTAACCACAGCCTCGACGACTTGTGCTACACCACGTGCTGTTGGTGATAATGCCATAATAAAATCCTCCTATTAATAGCCAGTTTGGTAACGTAAAGTTACGAGTGACTCAGGGCGAAGGATCTTGCGACCGTACAGGTGCATACCACGAACGATGTCCGCAAAGCTGTCTGGATCACGGTAAGTCTCAGTCTTGTTGATCTGCTGAGCAGTAGCAACGGCTGAGTCATGACCAGCTACGATAACACCGTAGTTAGTAGCTTGTGGAGTTGTAGATGCAACTGCCGCACCAGTACCTACCGCAGGAAGGTTGTTAGAAACGTATACACGGAAGCCGTGCAAGTTGTTAATAACAAGACCATTCTGAAGACCGGAACCACCGAAGTCAGCGTTGAACAAGTTAGAGCTTTCGTCTTTCAACATTTCAGCGTAGATTGGATCAATTACAATCCAACGACCTTGCGTGTCAACAAACTGCTGATCCAACAGTCGGCCCATACGAGCGATAGCCTGCAAAGGTGATGCAGAAGTTGTAGCGACTGCGTCCGCACCCGGAAGGCGAGGAACGATTGGAAGTGCTTCACCAGCATCTCCACCAGTTACGTTGAAGTCAGAAGCGTCCAGCTTCATAGAAGCCAACAACTCATCAGTACCAGCAGTTGTTACTGCCTTAGTACCGTTGACTTGATCATTGACTGTGCCAGCGGCTGTGTGCAGTGCAGACTGCTTGTAACCAGCGAGGTAGCCAAGTACTTCTTGGTCATACTGGTCACGTAAGCGATACGCCGCACGATCAGTAGCCATTTGCATGAAGTTCACATGTGAATGCGCTTCTTCAATGTCGTCCATCTTGAAAGCAAAGTAGTTAGCTTTGTCGATGTTAAGAGTGAAATCTTCGTCGTCAAGATTCTGCGCAGTGATCTGTGATCCACGAGCATATGACTGAACTGAAATTTCAGGCTCTTTGATAATCTTCACTGAATCACCCATCTGAGCGATTTCACCGAAGTAATCGTTGTTAGTGATATCTTCTACAGTAGAAGACTTACGGAAAGCAAGCTGTACCTGCTTTGAGTAGATTACGGGGCTAAAGTTACCATTAGGTAGGTTACCGTAGCCCGCCGCTGATGTAAATGCCATGATGACATCTCCTTTTATAGCATGGGGTTAAGGTTATGTGTAACTTCGCAAGAGGCCATCTAACATCAGGGTGGTAAGCTCACCGGCCAAAGTGAACATACGGCCTGCGTAGTTTGGGTGTTCTTTGAAGGTGAAATAAGAATAGGTGCTACTATAGGAACTGGCAGGAACTTAAAATAGCACTTCATCTTATTTCGGATTAGGTGTGGGTATCCTTACGGGGCCACTAGATTCTGCACATAGTTATATCCAGAAAATATTAAATGTCAACAGTTTATTTTAAATTAACGCGCTGATCCTGAGACATCATAAATAAACTTATTTGTCCGAATAGCCTCAGCAATCTCTTCCTGATGCTTCTCGTATTGCTGTGCTGTCATCTTCATTACGTCAGACTCTTTAATGTGCCCAGCACTGTCATCAGAATCAGGGACATTGCGAGAACTGCGTGTACCTACAGAAGTTGCCGCATCCTTAGAGTTAGAAGACTTGTTCTTGGTTTTAATACCCATGTCAGCTTTGTATAGATCAATTGCTCGTGCCGCTGATCTAGAATCAGTATCATTATCGTACAGCGCGTCCATTACCCACTTAGGTTGCTCCTCAACCCAGTTGTGAAACTCGTCACTGTCACGGATATCACCGAAGTCAGGGTGCAAACGCATGAGTTCAGCTTCTGCCTTCTCACGCAATGCCTCTGATTTCATTTCATCAATTTCTTTAAACTTACTTTCAAACTCAGAGGCTTGCTCATGAGCTTTCTTCATGGCAATTGTTTCTACAATCTGAGCAACGTCAGGATACTTCTCCATCCATGTCTCAAGCTCAGCTTCTGATTTAGGGTACTGAATCTCTTTTTTAGTAGATGCTTCTAATTGAGTTTTTAAATCATCAATTTGCTTTTGAAGATCTGTTTCTTTCTTCTGTGCATGGCGACGTAGGTCACCGTATCGTTTCTTGAAAGTTCTCTCTTCGGCTGACTCTGGCTCTGGACCATCATCAATAGATTCTTCCTGTTGGCTTGAAGATTCCTCGTCTGCACCAACTAAAAGTTCAGCAAGCTCAGCTTCTTCTTCTTCAATTCGTTTTTTATTAGCGTTACGCTTTGCAAAGCCAGATGCGACTTTTACTTGTTCGACTTTAGTAGCCATTTCAGTTGTGGTTGTAGACATTGTTTCATCCTTTGTCTGGGGCTAACGGTAGCTTTTTAGGGCGTTAGGTTTGCCAGTTTAAATGCAGGCATTAAGGTTGCCTGCTGACCTTTTACTCTGGTCCAGAAACGTCCTCTTCACTTCCTTGGTCCATTCCACCGGATGAACTTGATGAACTACTTTCAGGAGTATTATCATCATCGTCTTCAGCGAAGTCGTCCTGTTCTTTAAGCATTTGTGTTTGTTCTGACCAAGCAAGAGTATCATATTTTTCTGCAGTTTTACTGAGAGCTTCTTTTTCTTCATCTGACTTGCTGTCAAACTCTGGCTTTCTTTCTTCGTAGTAATCTTTCAGAGTTTTCATATCTTCTAAATTTTTATACTTTTCAGTCATGCCTAAAAAATTAGTATCCACAAAAGACTTCTCAAATTGGTCTTTCGTCATTCCCATTGTTTTAGCTATTTCTTCGTGCAAGTTTCCTTTTATTTTTTCTCCTGCCGCAGGTGCTGATAGAACTCCAGCCACTCCTCCAACAATAGCTCCTAAACCAAGTCTATTTGCACTTTTTTTATACCCATCAACTATTTTGTCATCAACAATTCCAAGTTCTTTCATTTGAGAAAGCGCTGTCATTGTTGGATCTGTCGCTGTTTCTGCCTGCGGGTCTTCCCGATTGCTTTCTTTCTGCACTACTTCCGGTTGAGCAATCTTAGGCTTCATTGCCTCTTCTTTTTCTTGTGCGGTCATTTCCCTGTAACCTTCTGGTACTGGAGTAGCAGGCTGACCATTGACAAATTGAATTGTCACTCTTTCGCCGTTAGGTCCAATAAACTCTTTGCTCTCCACAGCGGCTTTCAATCCTTTCGCTTGCTGTACTGCTGGCTGTTGCACAAAAGACGAAAAACCGGGAAGTGTTGTTGGTGCCGTAGCCATCGGTGTTGGTTGACTTGATGTTAACACATTTCCAGCTTGAGGCATACCCCCTACTGCAAAATTTTGAGTTTCTTCTATTTCTATTTCTTCAATGAAACGGTCAATCTCACCATCAAATTGCATGTCATCATCAATGATTGCTTCTTCGGAGTTGCCCATCTG